TGCCGTCCCCTTTATCATGGGCGTTATCCAGAATGTCCTTCACATTGAAGGTGTGCTCCTTTGGTTGGTCTCCGGATCGGACGACACACTGGCAGCAGCAACGGGTGCAGAAGCCGTGCTTTCCCCTTCTGATTGGGGCGCGCTGTCGGGTGCGTCATTCGAGACGGCGTTCACATCATCTGCCGCATTCGCGATCAGGGGCTGGGCCGCAACACATGCGGTCAGTGCCATAGACATTGCAGCAACTTTAAATTTTTTATTCGTCATGATCCCAGGTCTCCTTTCCTGTCGCCATGTGTATGATAGTCCGATAAATCGGACTGCTGAAACTGTTTCCCCCAACTACTTACGTTATAGCATTTTCGGGAATTTTCGTCAAGAAAAACCATCCCGTACCGTTGAAATTCTGCGTTCTGTATAAATCAGAACCCCGCAGATTTGGTACTAATTCCAAGGGCTTGTTGCACGTTTGGTGCGATTTGTTGCAGACGTGTGCGTTTATGTGACGTTTGTGTTGCGGATGCATGGAATTACCATAGAAATTCCTCCCTTTCGTTCCTGTCTGGATTATACATGATTTGGGCGCGAAAATCATCAAAACCTGCGTGAATCGCCCTCGAACCTGCGTGAATCGCTCAAACGGACAGCAAAAAAGCCCCGGGAAGGGCCGCTGTGCACCTCCCGGGGCTGCTGTAAAAGATGGCTAAAAAAGTAATACTTCTGATTTGAAAAGTATTACTTTTGCACCATTCGGGCGCCGGCTCACTCGCCTTTCTGCTTCAGGCGGGCGTATTCGGCGTCTGCCTGAATGGCGGCGGCGGTGAAGCTGTTGTTGTTCCACCAGCTCACCAGCGCGGCCACGGTGGTGATGCCGGCGGTGACCAGCTGCTCCACGGTCTGGCTCTCGATGGGCAGCACGGGCTTGCCGCAGGCGCTCAGCAGCTGATTGGTCAGGGCCAGCAGCAGGCAGGCGGTGCGGGCGATGGTTGCGGCGGAGATCTTATGGATGTTCATGTCAGTTCCTCACTTTCTCGTTGTGTTCAAGGTCTGCGATGCGGTGGTTGGCCACCTTCATCTGTTCTTCTAAGATGGGTACGCGGCGGGCAAAATTGTTATGCTCGCGCACCTCGCGGGTCAGTTCTTCCAGCTTGGTGTCGGTCACGGCCTGACTGCGGCTGTTGGCGATCAGCACACCGATCAGGGTCACGGCACCGGCGATCACGGCGGACAGGATGCTTTCCACTGGGCTCACCCCCCTCAGCCTGTCCACCGGCTTTTGACGGGGCGCACGTCCACGTGCACCCAGCCCGCTGCCCGGCCCGCCTTTGCCGGGTAGCGGCCAATGCCGCCGGTGCCGGGCAGCAGAGTCTCCGCGTAGGCGGCAAGCTGCTCCACCGGAACACCGGCCACCCGGATGTCGGCGGCCCTGCCGTAGCAGTGCTGGCTGTAAAGGGCACCGCCCACGGCCTTGTTGTGGGCGGCGGTGCGGTAGCCGCTGGTAATGACCACCGGCGCACCGAAGTGATCCCGGATGCTCTGCAGCAGCTGTACCAGCGCACTGTCCACGAACAGCGGGTCGGAGCCGTCCCTGCAGGCAAATTCCCGCACCCGGAAGCTGCGGCTCAGCAGGGCATTGCCGTCCTTCCGGCGGGAATAGGCGTTAAGCATGGGCGTCCTCCTGCAGCAGGGCTGCCACCGCGTCCCGCAGCCGGGCGGGGACATCGTCCGGCGTTTTGAGCCCCTTGCGGATCAGGGCCGCATAGATCTTTGCCATCAGGCATCACTCCTTTCGTACAGTTCACACAGGGCAAGCTGCAGGTCGGTCAGCTGCTGCATCAGGTCGGCCACCGTCTCCGGCAGCTTGTCCTTTGCTTCCTGCTTCTTGCGCGCTTCTTCCTGCGCGGCCAGCTCTTCGGCGGTGTAGCGGATATACCTTTTAATGGGCAGCTGCTCGGTCCACGCGGGCCTTGCCGGTACGCCCGGCACATCCACCACCCGCTGCACGTCCTTGCCGCCGCCGGGATATTCGGCCACCGTCTCGTAGTGGGCCACCTCGGCCACGGCCTCCTGCGCCGGGTGCTCCAGCGGCTGGGTGTCATCGGTCAGATACCCAAGCGTCAGGTCCGGGTTTTCCACGACCGCGCCGGTCTCGTCAATGATCTTCATGGTTCAAAACCTCCTTTCTCAGGCCACGCGGTGCCAGATGTGCACATAGTAGGCGGCGGGCTGCACGGTGCTGCTGCGGCCATAAATGGCGTTGGACTTGGACGCGTCAAAAGATATATTGCCATAATTTCCGCTAGACCCGTTCTCGAGTGACCTGCCTATGCCTTTGACAGAAAACGCACCGCTGCCAGATGGATAAGCATAAAAGCTGCCCATTACATCAGATAACGTGCCCGTGATGTTGGGCAGACCGGCTTTCACTGTGGTGCCGGCCGCGTGGGTGCTGGATGCACCCATCAGCACCCGCTCGGAAGCGATCACCTCCCAGCTGCCGCCGAACAGTGCGGCGGGGCTGGTGGGGTCGGTGCTCTGGTAGATGCTGCCCACGGGATACGCGCCGGAGCTGGGGGCCGAGAGCAGCGTGTCGATATCTTCCTTTGTATAATAGGAAGAAAGATCGGCACCGAGGGTGCGCAGGGCAGCGGCCTTGTCGTCCGCCGTCCATTCCCCGGCAGAGGCGGCAGCGGTCAGGGCCTTTTTCACGCCGTAGGGCAGCAGGGCGGGGGTCAGCGGCAGAACGGCGCTGTCCATGCTGTCCAGCTGGCTGTGGTCAGCGGGGGCCGTGGTCAGGGTGCCGTCACTGCGCACGCTGATGCCGCAGGCCGGGTCCACCCGCACCGCTCCGGGGACCGATGCGGTGGGTACGGTGCTGCTGCGCAGATAGGGGGACAGGTCCGGCATGGCGGCGGTGTCGGTGAGCACCGCTCCGGTGTTGGGGTCTACGCTCAGCACCCGCAGCAGCTGGCCGGACACCGGCTGCGCAGGGCAGGGCAGTGCGCCCACCTCCTGCGCGGTGAGCTTTACGATGCCGCTTTTGCCGTTGACGCTGACCACCTGCCCGTCCGTGGGCACAAGCTCTTCGGCACGGGCGGCAGCGGCCTCTGCACGGGCAGCGCACTGGGATGCGTTGGCGCTGTCGGTGCTGGTGCGTTGTGCGGCGGTCTGGGCCTGCGCTGCGTTGGCCGCGGTGGAAGCTGCACTGGCTGCGGCACGCTGTGCCGCCGTAGAGGCGCTGCTGGAGCTTTCCAGCACGCGGGCCACGAACTGCTCGTACAGCGAGGGCGGCAGCTCCTCTGCGTCATCATCGATGGGCAGAATGGCGTAGCAGTCATAGCTGCCGGGCCGGGTGTAGGCGATGTAGCCGTTTTCACCCATGGCGGCCAGCATCCACTGCCCGCCGGTGCTGCCGGTCAGGCGGCGGTCCACCGTGACGCGGTGCTGGGTGTCCAGCGCCACCGGCGCCAGCAGGGTGCCGTCGCTGCGGCGCAGATACAGCGCAAGGGAGCACCCGGCCCATGCATCCGGCAGCTGGAACAGCAGCTCGTCCACCCCGGCGGCGTTCTGCGCACCGAGATGCAGCCGGTGCGGCTGGGCAAGGAACTCGGTGCCGCCGCACTGCTTTTGAATGATCTGGATCTTCACTTGAAAACCTTCCTTTCTGTTTTTTGTTTGATTGTACCGCGGCCGGACAGCGGCGGCGAGAGTGTACTTTATTTCCACAAGTTTCTGTGCTTCGGCATTTTGCCGGAAGGCATTTTTCGGGGGAAATTCGCACAGATCCCGGTGGGGCAAAGGCGGGGCAGCGGAAGGAAAAGCCGCTGTGCAAAACCAGCGATTCAGGGCCGCTTGCCGTGCTGCCGGAACGGCCCAAAAGTGCAGTTTCCGGTGCGAAAAATCCAAAATAAATGTTAAAAATTCGTGAACAAAACATCCCACAAAACAAAAGGAAAATCGGAAGGAAATAACCGAAAAAACAATAATTTGGAGAAAACACTGTATAAATTGCACAAAAAATATCGTCAAAAAACTAACGAAAAGCAGACCCCTGATTTGACAAACGGCCTTTGGACTGGTAAAATAAGACCCGCTCAACGGAGTCAACAAACGTTGCAGCGTCTAAAATTTATCTGGATGAAGTGAAAACCATCTCACACATGGTGCGGCGCGGGCAGATGCGGCTCGGGCCGGGAGGGAAATGACACCTTCCGCAGCGGAGTCCAAATTGCATACGATGCTCGGTCTTATCATAAAGAGGGCATCGTATTTGATTGTGGGGCCAGAGTGCTTCTGCCCGCCCTGCAGTCCGGGCGGCCGGGGCATGGAACACCGTGTCTGCGGCCGCACCCAACTTTGAAAAGAGAGGAGTTGTCTCGTATCGCTTCCGTAAAAGTAAAGAAAGCTCTGACCGCCTGCAAGCAGGCTGTCTCTTCCCGTGTGCTGGCGTTCTGTGTCATGGTCGTGTGCCTTGTGGCTACACTCAGTGTGACCGCTGCGAATCTGC